GCGCGAGCGCGGCCAGCGCGGCCGCGTGATCGGTCAGTCCCGCCGAGCGCAGCGCCGCCACGGCGTGGGCGCGCGCGGCGCGGTCCGCGCAGGCGTAGCCGAACGTCCGCCGCTGCGGCGCGTGGACGTCCGCCGCTTCGAGTAGCCACAGCATCCAGTCGCCTCGCGGGCAGGCGGCCCACGCCTCGGCGAGCGTGGCGTACTGTGCGGCCCAGTCGCGGGCATCATGGCAGGCCTCCAGCGAGCGCAGGAGCGCGTCCAGCGAGGTGGTGCGTGTCGAGGTCATCGAGGTCATGGGTGTTCTCCCCCCTATTGTGTGGCGGTGAGCAGCAGGAACAGCGCGGCGGGCAGGTAGCACAGGGCCGCCAAGACAGCGGCAACGGCCAGTGCGGCGAGCAGGGCGCGGGCGTTACGGTCGGCGTCCCGCCCGAGCGCGTCTCGGTCGTCGTTGCCAAATCTGCCACCGTCAAATCGGCGCATATATGCAGTCCTCCCGTGTATCGGTCCGTCCACCTAGTGAGCCGGGCCGCCATTGCACCCAGCCCATTCATTATCGGCCGCTGTCACGCACGCGCAAGGGCCACCCGCACACTTTCCGAAGGTGCCACTATTGACGAAACGCTTGCACTACCAGCGCGGAAAGGCAGCGCCACGGCCCGTTACAGCGCCCCCAACCGCGCGCCACCGGAACAAACTTGACCGCCGCGAACCGCCGTAGTACCGTCGAGCGCACGCGAGACGGCCCACACCAACACGCGCCGCCGGCAAACAATACCGCCGACGACACAAGTCCTGCGCGACGAACACCACCAACCGACACAGGAATATCGACCGCGCCCCGAAACGCGATGGGCTGCTACGCTCCGCGCCCGCTCTCGCTTGGCCGGCGTGATACCCGCGCCCCACGCAGCCCCGGCAGCAGATGGGCGCCCACCCTCCCCGAGCTTCCGACCGCGTTAGGGCCAACGCGCGCGATACTTCCCGAGCGGCACGCGAGCCGAACGCCAAGCCGATGGCCCGAGCGCCGCAGCAACACGCCCCGCGCCCACCTCGTGCCCTGCCCCGCGAGGAAAGCGCCCGGCGTCGTCACCACTTCGCAGCGCGCGCGCGACGCATCGCCCGCGCGCGCAGACGATAGCGCCCGCGCACACCCGCGCGCCTACGCACGCGCGCCTACGCCCAGGCGCCCGCGCGAACCGACCCCACCTCGTGGGACTCCGGGCGGCTCCGGACACTGTGGGACTGGTATCATTCCGTCGGCGGAGGTGTCAGGGGTTGGAACGCTAGGAGGAGGTGTTGGATGTCTGGTTTGGCGAGGGTGTGGTTGGTGATGCGTTTGTACGGACTGGGAACGGACCTTCCGGCGTATCCGGAGTCTGAATACGCTGGGGAGTCGATTGTGTTCTCGCACGGGGTTCGTGGGGAGACGGTGGTGTTTCACGGACTGACGGCTCGTGGGGAGATGACGACGCGTTGGCACGATGGTGGACGGGGCCCGTTGGTGTCCTCGGTGGACTACCGGTTGGGGATGACGATGCGGTTGGGTCGGGTGTTGGTGGTGGCGGAGCACGAGAGCGACCACAATGCGGATCGCTTGGGCCGTTCTCTTAGGGGGAACTGGGTGGGAGTGGAGGTGGAGTTGTAGTCGTCGTTTGGTACGCTATTCGCTAGGGTGTACCTATGGGTACACTTTGTGGCGCGATGTGTACCAAATGGGCCATTGACACGCTAGGAACCCCCATATAATCTCGCGTTTAAGCGAGCACGGGCAGGGTACCCGTGCAGGTAGTAGGTTTGGGTTAGGTAGTACTGGAAAGTCAGGTTCTACCTTGCAGTGGGGTCTGTGGGCGGTGAAGGTACCGCGTCAGGGTAGCCGACCAGATTCGGTCACAGCACCCCACTGGACACATTGGGAGGTTGCGTGGCGATGGCGAAGAAGCCAGTGGACGAGAAGCCAGTGGAAGCATCGGTAAGGCATCCTCGCGTCGGAGACTCACTGGTCCTGACCGGCTGGAACCTGGGAGAACAGGGATTGCACGCGGTGTGCGCCAGCGCCGTGGGAGAGCGAGTGAGCATGGCGTACCTGAGCCGGGTCGGATCGTGGCTGACAGCGCACCTGGTGCCATACGACGAGACTGGAGAGACGCCGGGAAGCTGGCGATGGCCGAGCTAGGGAATGGCCTCCTCGGCGAACAGGCTCTACAACAGGGGGCCGAACTCGCGTCCCTCGGCTGCGAGCGTGTCGCCCGCGCGCAAGCGTTTGCCGAAGCCGCGGCCCGCGGCGCAGCGAAAGACGAGAACGGTATCGACCGCGCCATCCTTTCCTCCGCCGCCGAGTCCGGCTGGGTCATCTGTACGGGGCGTCACGGTCACGGCCAGGTCCGCTGCGTCGATGCCTCCACGGGCCGCTATGCGGCCACAGGCGTCTGCGAGCACTGCTACAAGAACGACTGGTCCCCCGAAGTACTCGATCGTCGAACCCGAGAAATCGCCGTCTCCCAGAGTCTCGAAAAGGAGGCGGCAGCAATCGCCCGGAAACTCGACGACGAACGAGCCGCCGAAAGGCAAGCCCGTCTATTGGTCGATCAGGGGAATCAACACCAAGAAGTTCAAGCCCTGCCCCATGATCCGGAACCGCAATCCGCAAACAATCGCCTGGATCAGAGTGCTCCAGCGACTGTTCAAGGGAACCCGGAACATGAAGCAAGCCATAGGTTTAATGGGTCCGCAGTGGAGCAATATCAAGGAAGTCGCGCAAGTGGCCGACTATCCAGCTCTGATGCAGACGATCTCCTCGGCTCTTGGCTTCGACGCACGAGCGCTGATTCCTGACTTCCTCGCCGAAGCCGCCGCAATCGAAGAAACCAACCGCAACCGCCTCGTCGCCAAACGCCTGAGTAAAGAGAAGAAACAGCCCTACTACCAACAGGCCATCGACAGGTTGAGGAAAGAAGCCCGGCTCCGGCCACGAAGGTACCGATGAAACAAAGGGAGAACGGACATGGGAACACTGCTGGCCGCACTGGTACTCGGAGCGACCGTCTCGCTGCTGGCGGTCCTGCTTTCACAGGCAAACTCACGGTCGATGCAAGCCTACTCGCGGGCCGTGATGGAAATGGCCCTGGCGAACCTCGACTCGAAGGAAGCCAGCCTCTCCCGCGACCGAACCCTGACGGAACTGACCCGCGAACTGGAGAAACTGAACCTCGTCGTGGGACAACTCTACCTGAAGGTCAACAACCGGACTGTCCTCGACCGAGCCCCACAGGTGGGAGAAGCACCACCGAACTCGCCCACCAGGACCCAGATACGGACGGAGACTCCACAGGAACCACTGGAACCGGAGGGTTGGGTGGAGACGACGACTTCATCCCCAACACCTCGCAGGGCGCGAGTGACCGCCTTCGCCGAGCCTACCTGATCTGGCTCTCCACACACCCCGCCAACAGAACCCCACCCACCGAACTGGAGTTCTGCAAAGCGTTCCACGTGGAACAATCCCGGCTCATGCTGTACTGGACCGAGCCCGCCTTCGCCACCTCCGTCTCCGCTGAAATGGCTCCCTCCATCAAGCGCATCCCCGACGTGAAAGGCGCCCTCCTCAACAACGCCCTCGACTCCAAACGAGAGGACCAATGGATCTGGATGAAACGCTTCGAGGCAATGACCGGAAAACACTTCCTCCCGGACGACGAATGACCAGCGACGACTCCGCCACGCGTGACGCCACCCACATCCTCGTCATCGTCGGCGACACCCCAAAAGACATCTCCGACGCCACACTGTACGTTTCCAAACTGCCGGCGTGCTCCAACCTCACCGCCGTCACCCGAAACGCCACACACCTGAATGCCCTACGGAAAGCCGCCCGAGAAAGAGGACTACCCCTCACCCCCCACGATCGGGCACAAGACGCCATCCGATTCGCGCAACTTTGCATCGTCTTCGGCAAATCCCCGTTCTCGGAACACGACCTGACGCTGATGGAAACACAGGGGATCGCCATCGAATGCCACGAGACGAAGCGCAAGAGAGCGCGCTACCGTGGCTTCTAAAAAGCGCGTCGCCCTCTCCATCGACCAGCTCTACGCCGACCGCGACCTGTACTTCCAGTCATGCCTCAAGATCGTCCCCAAGAACGCCTCGGGCCTCGTTCCCCTCGTCATGAAAAAGGAACAGCGACGGCTCGCCGAGGTCATCGACCGAGAACGCCGAAACGGACGCGCCCCCAAAATCGTCATCCTCAAGTCCAGACGAGTCGGAGCGTGCCTTGATCCTTCGACGCGGGTGCTGACGGACGACCTCCGCTGGGTGCCTTTGTCCGCAATCGAGCCCGGCCAGACGATTCTCGCCACAGACGAGAATATCCCGGGCGGTAAGGGCGGGAGCAGGAAGATGCGCCGCGCAGTCGTTGAAGCCAAACAACACGTCATCGGCAACGTGCTGAGAATAACCACGGACCGAGGATGCATCCTCGCCACCCCCGACCACAGATTCCTCGTCTATCGCGCAGGCATGTACCGATGGAAGAAGGCGGCCTCACTACGACCCGGGCAAGGACTACGGTTCCTCACCGAGCCGTGGGGAGAGCCTGATTCCGAGGACGGCTGGTTCGCTGGGATGATGGACGGGGAAGGCTGTCTGCGTGGCAATGAGAACCGCAGGACTGGCACCGAACTGAGCATCACGCAAAACGAAGGCCCCGTGTTCGACCGGGTGGTCGCATACCTGAACCGGCACGCGGTCCACTACAAAGACGACATGCGCGAGGCCACAACAGTCCGCAAGAGATGCCATAAGGCCGTGTGTTGCCGCACGGACGAACTGCTTGGGTTGGTCGGGCGCTGCCGGCCGACACGGTTCACTTCCCAGGCGTGGTGGGCAGGCATCGAACTTCCCGGAAAGAGAACCGGCAACCGTCCCGTTGCGAAAATACTCACCATCGAACGCCTGCCGCAAGCCGTGATGATCGACCTCCAAACCTCAACCAGAACATTCATCGCCAACGGCTTTGTTTCTCACAACAGCACCTTCGCCGAGGCTGAACTGTTCCGCGAATGCCACCTGCGGGACCACAAACGCGCCCTCGTCGTCGCCCACGAACTCGATAGCGCCCAGACCATCTTCGACATGAGCCAGCTTTTCTACGACGAACTGCCCGAAGGCATCAAACCCCCCACCAAATACCTCACCAAGAAACTCATCAACTTCGCCCACAACGGCTCCCGAATGCAGGTCGTCGTCGCCGGCGAAGCCCGCGGCTATACCGCCCAGTACGTCCACATCTCCGAACTCGCGTTCATGGAAAACGCCGAACAACTCATGACCGCAATCCTCCACACCACCCCCGACGACCCCGAATCACTCGTCATCGCCGAATCCACCCCCAACGGCATCGGCAACTACTTCCACAACCTGTGGGTCAACGCCGTCGCCAAGAAGAACGACTGGGTACCATTCTTCTCCCCCTGGCACGAGGACGAAACCTATCGGATGAAGCCGTGGTTCGAGGCCAAAGACCTGTCCCCACACGACGCCCGAGTCATGGCTGACCACAAACTGGACCTGTACCAGATGGCCTGGTACATCAGCACCCGAGAGAACAAATGCAACGGCGATCAAGACAAGATGGACCAGGAGAACCCGTCCGACGCGACCACCTGCTTCCTCGCCTCCGGCCGCAAAGTATTCGACGGAGAAGGACTCCAGCACTGCCTCGATACCGCCGCCGCCGCCGAAGCCGCCGGGGAAATGCCGCCCGAGTGCGAGATCGACCGCAACCCGCTCGATAAGAAATCCCCCACCATACGAGCCGTTCGCCGAGGTCGCTGGCGCATCTACCGAGAACCCCAACGACGACACCGCTACGTCGCCGGCGTCGATACCGCCTCCGGTGACCCCGGCGGTGACTACACCCCCATCGTCATGCTGAACCAACACACCCTCGACGTGGACGCCGTTTTCTACGGGAAACTCGCCCCCGACCTGCTCGCATGGGAGTCCGCCTACGCCTGCTGGTGGTACAACACCGCCACCGTCGCAGGCGAAGCCAACAACCAAGGCGTGCTCTACTTCGACGAACTCATACGCCGCGTGAAATACCCCAACGTCTACTACCGTACCGTGGACGAGAAGTCCGTCTACGGGAAGGTCGGAGACAAGCCCGGCTTCTGGACCTCCGAGGCCAACCGAACACCCCTGTTCAACCTCGCCCGCCGTTACGTCCGCGAAGCCCCCACCCGCGCCTCCGGACGCTGTATCGACCCCTCCATCCTGAAAGAGTTCTCCGAACTGTTCTACGACGACGCCAACCGAGTGGATCACCCCAAGGGTGGATACATGGACGCCACCAGCGCCATCTCCCTCGCGCTCTACGTCCACATGGGCAGCTACGAGGCCACGCTGGAACCGCTGTCGCTTGAAAGCGCCACGAAGGCTGTTACCATCCACCGCGAGAACTTGGCCCGCAGGAGCATGGGGTTGGCCGACAAACCGTTCGATATCGGCGTCCTCACCGGCGACGATATCCAGAAACTGGATGATCTAGAAACCCGCCGCACGGACTCCCGAAAACGCAGCGGGCTCGGAGGATACCGATGAACCTCGACCCTCGAATCTCCGCCGATGGACCACCCCAGGAGTGCTTCATGTGCGCGAAAGACATCACGCGCAACAACTGGGTCGCCGTCGAAACCGGAGCCTCCCCGCAACTGCTCGCCCACGAATCCTGCGTCAACAACATGCCCGCGCTCACGCTCTACACCCGATACTGGAAAGCCCTGCGAGCCGCCATGCGCGGAGAACGCGAGTCCCCGAACCCCGCCCCCGCACGGGTGCGAGGTGCGTTCCAGTGACCTCCGACACCTGCCTAGCCGCCTTCTTCGGCGGACCCGACGACGGCGCCACCAAGAGCCTCACCGCAGACGACCTGGTGGCCGGGTTCGTGGACACCCACGACTCTCTCGGAACCCCCACCCGCTACTCCATCGTCCCGCTGCCAGAGCCCGCACAGATCGACGACCTCGTTGTCACCCACAGACTTCTCCCACAGGAGGGCGTCTGGTGAAATCAGGACCGTGCTGGGAACCCCGCTGCTCCCGCTGCGACCACACCAACGGACAAGCCGCGCGCTGGCAGAAACAGCGACCCAAGGACGCGCCTGAACGCTGCGGCTGGTGTCTCGCCGATGGACTGTCGGCCGTCTGGGAATACTCGCTCGTCAAGCCCACAGGATTCACCGCGTTCGTCGTGGAACCTGAGTTCAGCGAGTACTACTCCGCCTCCCTCGCCACCACCATCTCCAGCCGAAAACACCTGAAGCACCTACAGAACAAACACGGCATGATGGATGCCGTCGTCAAGGGAGACGCCAGCAAGACCCTGATCCCGCGCGACCTCGACCGCCGCGTCAAGGACCACCAAGAAGCCTGCGACCGCATGAACAACCACTGGGTGGACGAATGAACCTGTTCTCTATGCAACTGCCCGACGGACGGCACTTCATCGCCCACCAGAAGATCGAGAACGACCACGACTTGCTCGGCGGCATGAGCAAGGAGGACTTCACCGGCTGGTTCTTCTCCCGCTTCCGCGAGTCCCACGCCGCCAAGAAACCCGAGACAGAACGCCTCAAGATGATGGAGCTGTACTACTCGGGGTTCCACTTCCTCGACTCCCAGATGAACCGCGAGATGAAGGTCACCAACCTCTGCTTCGCCACCGTCGAAACCGTTCACCCCGTCATGACCGAAATGCGGCCCCGCCCCGAAATCGTCATGCGCCGCCAGTACGCGAAAGACGAAGCCACCGCCGTTCAGGAATACGCCCAATGGCTCATGGATACCACCGAGTACGACCACTGGTACCACGCCAGCACCCGCCAGAAACTGAAACTCGGATGGACCGTCACCGTGCTCGTCGTGGAACCGTCCACTGGGCTGTGCTTTCCCAAGGTCTACTCGGCGTTCGACTTCTACAAAGACCCCTACTCACGGCACGAGGACGAGATGGAGTTCTTCTTCCTCGCCGCCCCCGTACCGACCGCGTGGCTGCGCTCCCAGTACCCCGAGTACGCCAGCGAAATCTTCTCCGACGATATCGCCAGCCCCGCCTACGACGTGCTCGAACGACCCTACTTCGACGCCTTTTCCTCCGGCGGTGACTACTCCTCTCTCGACAGCATCGTCGCCGGTAGCGCCCACCTCGAAAACGAAGCCGACCCCGGCAACGCTCGCGCCCTCGTGTCCGCCGAAGCCGGACAGATGAAGAACACCGGCACCACGTTCCTCATCCAGGGCTTCTTCCGGGATCGCCGCACCATCGGCGTCCACTACATGGGCGATATCGCCGAGCCAGACCCCTCCGACCCCGCCGGAACCTCGTGGCTGCACACGCCGTCCGCCAAGGCTTACCGCAGACACGAACCGTGCGCCGAATCCGGGTGGGTGTGCGTTCCCATGACCGCCTCAGGGGCGCTCCTGAAACCGCATGCCGTGGACCCGTGCTTCCTCGGTATCCCCGTGGAAATCGGCCGGGACTACGCACAGGAAGGCCGCTTCTACTGTCCCGGAGAACTGGACCACATCATCCCCATCAACCGCAGCATCAACCGGCGGTACAACCTGCTGAACCGCTCGCTGGAGTACGAGGCCGTGCCCATCCTCGTCGCCGACGGAGACACGGGCATCGACATCGACCAGCGCGCCGTCGAACCCGGCGACGTGCTCAAGAAGGTGCGCGGAACCGACCTGCGCTGGCTCGACTTCAAGGGCGCCGCCTCGTCCCAGTTCGAGATGCTGTCGCTGGAGAAGGGCGACATGCAGCAAGTGTCCGGCGTGCAGGACGTGTCCCAGGGCCGACGCCCCGAAGGGATCGAGGCCGCCGCCGCCATCCGCAACCTTCAGGACGCCGCCCAGACCCGTATCCGCGGCAAGGAAGGCCCAGCGTTCATCGAGCAGTCCCGAGTCCTCAAGAAGATGATGGTCGCCACCGGCAAGAAAGCCAAGGGCCCCATCTTATTCCGTGGCAGCAACGGTCAGACCCTCAGCGTGGACCCCGCATGGCTCACCTACGAGTACGATATCCGCTTCGCACAGGGTTCCGGCTCCGTACTCGGACGGGCAGCGAACGAGGAAAAGACCCAAGGACTGTTCGCCGCCGGCCTCATCGACCAGCAAACCGCGCTCGAAGGACTCGGCCAGCGCGGCATCCCCACCATCCTCCAGCGGATGCAGGCCCAGCAGGCCATCGCCGCCCAAGCCGAACAAGCCAGCAAGAGCATGTCTTTCACGCGCGACGCCGGCGGAAACCTCGCGGGCGCCAGCATGGGGGGCTGACCTGTGCCCATCCGGGACTCGTTCTGCACGGCCTACAAGAAACGCCTGTTGGACCTGACTGCGGCCGACGCATACAAGATCGCGCTCTACACCAGCGCCGCCGCGTTCGACGAAAGCACGGAGAGGTACACCACAGCGAACGAAGTGGTCGGCCCCGGATACACCGCCGGAGGGGCCTTGCTCTCGGGGTTCGCCTCGGGAATGTCCGACGGCGTTGCATGGATCGACTGGACCACCAACCCCTCGTGGACCACCTCGACCATCACCGCTCGTGGAGCGATGATTTACAACGCCTCGCAGGACAACCTGGCCGTCGCTGTCCTTGACTTCGGGAACGACAGGACCAGCGCCGATGGATCATTCACCGTCGTGCTTCCCGCTGCGACCGCTGAGTATGCGACGGTCAGGATAGACTGAGGTGCCGGACGTACTGCTACAGACCCTGTGGTGGAGCCTCAACCCATCGGCATCCGTCAACGATATCAACGGTACCGGTGCCTTCCAGTCCCGCGCCATCACCGCCGCCGAAGCCCACGACGCCTCCGACGCCACCTACGAGGAGCTGACCTCCCCCGGCGACGGGTTCTCAGAGGGCGACGCTACCACCGACCTCGGGCTGTCCAACAACCTCACCGCCGCCACCCAGTCCCCCATCAGCTTCATCCGCATCATCACCCGCGGAAGGGTCACGCGCAGCGCCGGCGCAGGCTCCGTATTCGGCACCTACTCGCTCCGTATCAACGGCGTGCCCTTCGGCATTTCTCCGGGGCTCAACTCGATATTCGTCACTGACACGCAGACTTTCGCCACCGACCCCGCCGACGGCCTGCCGTGGACCCCAGCGAAGATCAATGCCAAGGCGTTCGGCGTTGTTATTGCCGCATCGACTTCTGACCCATCCTTCGCCACCACCGCCCTTGGTGCCATCTCCGAGTTCACCGTCGAGATTTGGGGCACCCCGGTTATCCAGGTCTACAGGCACACCGGAGGCGGAGCACCGACAACACACAATATCCCCAGCGTGCGCGAGTACGTTGGCGGCGTGGCCGCCACGGGGAGGGCTGGTCTGGCCCGCGTCACGGCCAACCAGAACCGCATCGCCTCGGTTGCGGGGGTTGCTGCCATCACCCACGCCGGACGAACGGCTGTTCGCGTCGAAGGAACCCCAAAGGACCGTCGGCGTGACGAGGACGAAGTGGCGGCATTCGTCGCGGCTCGGATTCTGTCGCCACAAGGCAATCCGTTTCGCTTGCAGGTGCGCGGGCGCGATGCAATGATTCTGGAGATGAATACCAAGCGAGAAAGGGCCGGAAGATGAACGCGACGAGGAAGGCTGCACACAATGCCGCCGCCAAACTCTACGCCATGCGGGCGAAGGGCGGCCCAGCCGAAGCCAAGGCGCAAGCCAAGGCCATGTCCAAGACCAAGCGCGCCAGGTTCCGGCGCACCAAGAAGGGTTAGGCCATCCGTGATGAACCCGTCACTCGACCGCCCGCCCGCGCAGTATGTTCAACCCGGCCCAGACGAGCGGATGCGCTCCGCCGATGAGATCGTGGACGAACTACTGGCCGTGGTCAGTGCCGACCGCGTTCTCGACCCCAACGAGACTCGCGCCGTTCAGCGCCTCATGGCCGGACTACAGGCTGTGGCGCAACAGAAGGCCGCAATGGCGATGCCGGACGAGCAGGGAGGCCCGTCCGAGGAAACGAGCGACTTCGGCGCCACGGAAGGCGCCGAGGCCACAGACGGCTCCGAGCCCATGCCGGGTCAGGAGTACGCAGGACAGGGGTACTGACGCATGGCAGACGACAGCATCGACCTGACGAGTCTCGGAGAGTTCACCGGGGACGACGCGCCACTGGAGGCAGCGCCGACCCCCGAGCCGACGCCCGAGCCGACGCCCGAGCCCGCCGCCGAGACTCCGGCCAAGGTCGAAGCAGCCGACGACGACTACGAGGACTTCACGCTTGAGGACTTGGACGCCCACATCAAGGACAACCTCAAGAGCGTGCTGGATGATTTCAGGAACACCGACCCGGACGCCACTGACGACACCGTGCCGCCCGAGGTCAAGGCGCTTGCCGACGAGAACAAGGCCCTGAAGGACCGCCTTGCCGCCGCCGAGGCCGAGAAGTCGCAGCGCGATGACGAGGCGGGCATCGCTGCGCTCGAACACGCCATCAACTCGACGATGGGCAAGTACAAGATGACCGCCGCCGAGGCCGCAGAAACGACTGAATGGCTGCTGAACGAGCCAGGATTCGCCAAGACCAAGACGTGGGAATGGGCCGCCCTGCGAGTCCACCCCCACATCGCCGGTCGCCTCAAGGCAGCTTCTGGTTCCACTCCGTCTGCGCCCGAAGCCGGGGCCGACGGGCTGGTTGTTGCGCCAAACGCCAATGGATCTGGCGCCCCCTCCGCGTGGAAGCACACGCCGGAGCGTGGCGTCTACTCGGATATCTCGAAACAAGCTCTCAGGAGCGGGGAGGCGGCTTCCCTCGGGAAGTACACCTGACCTTCGCCACCTGAGTGCGTTCGCGTCAAGGATGACGCGAATCTCCACGGAAGGAGAGGACGCAAATGGCCTATACCATCAACTGGGACATGGTGAGCGCGCTCGCTCGCAACAAGCACGTTGCCAAGCTCAAGGACAACTTCTTCCTGTCGAACGCCCTGTTCAGCCGGTGGAAGTCTCGGCAGAAGGAGTGGGAGGGCGGGCCGGTGCTCGTCGTTCCGCTCGGCTTCGCTCCCGAGGGAGGCGGCGGATCGTGGTACTCGGGCTCTGACAAGTTCGATACGACCGTTCGCAACCCCATCAAGGCGGCCAATTACTTCGCCAAGAACGCGCAGGTCACGGTTGCCATCGACGGCGACGAGGAACTGGCGGTCAAGGGTCCGCAGCAGGTGCTGAACCTGCTCGAACAGAAGATGAAGATCGCCGAGAGCACGATGGTGGACCTCGTGGGGACGAACCTGTTCAACACGGGAACGAACGCGAAGGCCATCGGCGGCCTCGGTCTGGCGCTCATCGGCACCATCGTGGCGACGCCCCAGACCTACGGCGGCATCACCTGTGGCGGTTCGGCTCCGGCCGCCGACACGAACGGCTGGTGGCAGCACAACGCCGATTCGACCGCCTACGTCACGGGAGCCGCAAGCACGCTGTTCCCGGCGGTTGGAACCTCGGGGCCAGTGCCGAACGCATGGGCCAAGTGCGGGTACCGCTCCGGCAAGCAGCCGAGCGTGCTCGTGTCCAACTGGGGATCGTGGTCGGACTTCCACAACTCCATCTCCCGCAACGAACGGTACGACAGGCCGCAGCAGAACTCGGAGCTGGCGAAGGCCGGGTTCACGAACCTGATGTACCGCACCGCTCCGTGGGTCGTGGACGAACGCTCCACCCGCAACACCACCACCAACGTCGAAGCCGTCTACGGCATCGACGAGAAGGCGGTGTCGCTGTACGCGCACCCCGCACGCGACATGAAGTTCCGTGACTTCGCCAGCCCCATCGACCAGGACGCCAAGGTCGGCTACATCCTGCACCGCACGGAACTGTGCTTCGACGAGCGCCGTTCGTCGTTCGTGATCTCGGCGGTCGATACGACCGCCACGATGACTGGCTAGTCCCCTGACGGGGAAGGAGGCAACGAAATGTCGCAACAGTCTGTGAACTTCGAGATTCCCCTCAAGGTCATCGGGCCGGACGGCACGGTGCTCTGGCAGGGGAGCGGAATCCTCGGCGTGGTCAAGACGGCCATCTGCAAGGTCGTCGCCATCACCGCCGCGGACGCCGTGTCGCTGGACCCCGGTACGTTCATCCTTCAGGCGAACAACCTGGCGGCAACGGCCAACTATGGGGCCAACGTCATCACGGCGCGTCCGTGCATCACGACGGGCTCGTTCGACCGTGGCATCCTCGGCGTGGCGATGAACTCGGCGGCCATCGGCGAACAGGTGGTCATCGCAGGCCGGGATAGCCTCACCACCGTCAAGGTGGCTGGCGCCACCGGCACCATCGGTCACTACGCCCTGCCGTCAGCCACGGTCGGACAAGTGACCAGCAGTCAGATCGGTGCCGTCAACCCGGCTGAACACGTCGGCAAGGTCATCAAGCCATCGGGCGCAACGGCCCAGCCTTCGGCGACCGATACCGGCGTGGCAACGCGTATGGGCATCATCGTCGCTCCGTCCTCGGACAACACCGTCTAGCTTCAGTCGGCGAGTGGGCGGGGGCTTCGGCCTCCGCCCATGAACCGAGACGTGGACGGAGACTCACCCCAACGAACTGCACAACGGAACCGCCCGGAGGACCGCGACATGACTTTCATTGGCAACGGCCGTGTAATCTCGGACTCGGGCGCAACGCTGCCGCTGTGGCACGACACGTTCGGCGGCACAAACATCGCAAACGACAGGTATCACCTATTCCCCCTTGCGATGGTCCCTGCTCAGGATGGTAGGCTCCTCGACCTGAATCCAACCGGCACGCTTGGCACCGGGGACTCGGCGACACTTAGCACTCGGCGCACGTTCCCGGTATTCGGTGGTGTCTATCCATGCTCGTGCGAGATCGTGCTTCAGACCGTTGGCAGGCTTGCCGTTGGCCCCATAAGCAACTGGGGGTTTGGGACGATCATTCCACAAAACTCCAGTATTTTTGAGGGGGCGTGGTTCTCTTTGTTTACCACCGGCACAACGCCAGTCCTGTCGGGCAATGTTCTTGTCAACGGGGTGACGGTTACCAAGGCGCTTCGTACCGGGATCAGCGCCGTTCCAGCCGACAGCGAACTGCATCGCTATCGGGTTGAAGTGCGCCACGACACGGTGAACTTCTCCATCGACGAGTCCCCGGTTGGGAGCATCCTCATCGGCACTACCTCGGTGGGGGCGATGTCGTTGTCAGCGCCGAATGCGTTTGTACAGTGCGACAACAGTACCGGAACTGCTACCGCCCGCCGTTTGCAGGTGTCGTCCATGACGGTCTACGCGAGGTCGGTCAGAGCCAACAAGCCGTGGGCGCATGTCATGTGCGGAGCGGGCGGCCACTCATCGACAGTTCAGCCAGGCACGGCGAGCGGCAGCACCTCCAACTACGTCAACTCGACTATCCCGGCGACGACGACTCCATCCAATACCATCGCTGGATACCAGACGCTGGGGGGGCAGTTCGCATTCAACTCCGTCGCGGCATCCGAAACAGACCGCTTGCTGTTCTCTTACTTGAACGCCATACAATCAGACATTCTGGCTGGCCGAACGCTCTACATCACTGGCGTTTGCGTGAACGAGGTTATGGTGCAGGGGGCCATCACTGGGGCTGGCGCGACCGTGTTTCTGTGGGGCTGCGGAACCAGCACGACGCAGAGCTTGGTTACGGGTGATGGGAACGCTACATACAGCTACCGTCGGCTGGCGCTGGGATCGCAAACCATACCGGCGGCTTCGGCCATCGGAGCGCTGGTGGCTGGACCGCCCCGGCTCTTGTTGGATTCAGCGCCGATTGTCGTTCCTCCATCGTGCCGATTCAGCGTGTTCTTCAAGCAACCACTCGGGGCGGCAACCGTTTCTCTCGTGTGGAGAGGGACCGTGACCATCTTCGGATACTTCGAGTAATCTGTGGGAAACCACCACTACGTCACGTCCTCCGGAAGCCCATACTTCGTGTTCGAGGCGGCGACGGGTGGCGTGAATACGCTCCCGTCGCTGGGACTTGTCGAGGTGGCGTTTCGGTTCCGCGTGAACCTGCTGCCGGTGATGAAGGTTGACGCCAACGAGATACACCCGTTTTTCGCGTTCGACCACGACACTCAGACGCAGCCCTCCATTCTTCATGTCGGCATTACTCCGGCCGGAGCTGTCGTCGCTCGCGCCAAGTCGTACAACGCGGGAACAAACCCCCTCGGGCAGTGGAAGTCCTCCGCAGGCGCTGTTTCTGCGAACGGGGCATGGAACACGCTTAGTCTCACCTATGGCGTGCAGGCGGCTGGGAACTGGGACGTGACACTGAACGGAACTAAGGACACGAGCGTCACCGATCCCGCCCCCCAAACGCTCCTGCCAGGAACTGGATACGAAACGCGGCTGCGGCTGTTCAACGGACAAGACGCGCTCGCGCGCACGGACATCAGTATTGAGTCGGCATCGGCAACCTTCGTGGGGGCGCAGACGAGCACTTATAGCTGGGACTTCCACGAGCACGCTGGAACCACGCTGACGCCAACAAACACGGGCTCTCCGGGAGCGAGCGAGCTGCCGTGGAGCGGGACGATGTTGGCGGGCTGGCTGGGCCTGGTGCTTTTCCCGCCGTGGGGCGTGGTCCCGACGGAGGAAAGCTCTCCGTCGAGTTCCGCCTACGAGTGGGCCTTCTCCACCGACCACACAAGGCTGGTACCGCCCGTGACGAACTACTCCCGGGTGGCCGGATGAGCGTCAACGCCATGCTGGTCATCAACGAGGCAGCGGCCCACATCGGCGACCCGCTGTTCAGGCGTATCAGCGCCGACGAATGGCTGTCGTTCCAGAACCAATCGTCACGCGATCTGTGCCGCAAGTTGCGGCTCAAGTTGTGGACCTCGGTGTTCGATACGGTCTTGAACGAGTCCGAATACTCGCTGCCAGACGACTGCCTGCAAGTGAAGTCCCTGCGATACAACGCCACCCCGTCGGACCCGACCACGGCCTATTGGCTGACCGAGGCGTTCGAGGACGAATACCGCTCGCTGACGGATCGCACCGTATCGGTATCCCAACCACTTCACTACTTTGTGTTGACGCAAACCTTCTTCCTGAGCCCCATTCCCGATGCCACTGTGGTTGGGGGTGGCAAGATTCAGTATTGGGGGATGCCCGACAACGTGACCTCTCCCGTCTCAGAGAACATTCCCGTCGCCGACTTCCTGCGAGACACGCTGCGGGAACGTATGCTGATTTACGGGTGGCGGCGACTGGAGAAGTGGGACTCCGCGGCGGCGGCCGAAAGCGAGTGGCAGGCGTCGTTGGCAACCGACCGCGACCGGCTGGAGGACCGCTCGGCCGACCGACGGCCCCGCATCCGCACCCGGCCCGGAAACATCTTCGGTCAGAGGTAGCGCATGGCGACGCGGCGGATCACGAGCCGGGTACTGGACTTCTCCGGCGGCATCATCGGCGGCGTGTCGGACTACGGACGCCGCGTCAAACACGGCCGCATCATCGAGAACCTCCTGCTGGAACCGCTCGGCTCTCTCTCGGCTCGCAAGGGGTCGCAGCGGCTGTCCTCGGCCACGCTCTCCGACGCACCACACTCGGTCATGGAGTGGGTGGCTAGCGCGGGCGCGGGTCATGTATTCGTCGGCTGCGACGGAACCCCCGGCAAGATATTCGAGGCGAAGGTGGGCGCGTTCACCGCGCAGGCGCTACCTTTCCCGCTGCAATCCTCGGCCAAGCTGGTGCCGGATCAGTTGAACGGCGCGCTGTGGGTCGCCGAGCAGGGCGGTTCGTCTCCGCCCATGTTCATGCGGGAAAGCAATCCGACGAATATATTCCACACGGCAGTCCTGCCACGCCCGGCGTTCCCGGCGCTGTCGGCTGGCATTGCGGTGACCGTGGTTTCTGGAGCATCGACGTTGCCGGGCGGTACCACGCTCTTGGCCTCGGTGAATGCCGGAGCGACAACGCTCACGCTATCGAACAACGCCGGGACCGCCACGGCGGACTGCGTACTGTCGTTTGGCGGCGTTTCCGTTCCGAACTGCCAGCTGACCATCGGCTCGCCCACGGTGACCTACGACGGCCCCGGGGCCGCCGCGCAGGTCCAAATGACGCTCGCGCAGGTAGCTGGTGGCGCCCTGACGGCGCTGGCGACCTACTGGTATCGCCTGCGGTTTCGGTTCACCGATGGGTCCAGCCGCGCTACCGAGAAAGTCCATACGATCACGCTCGGAGCGGGCAACCAGACGGTCAACCTCACCACCATCGCCAACGAGATTCGCAGCGACTACATTGGCTGGACGCTTGAGCGCACGAAGGCGGGCGGCACCGTGAATGGTCCGTTCTACTTCTTGACCGACGCCACCTCGCTGACACAGTTGACGTACAGCGATCTCACTGCCGACGCCGACCTTGGGTATCGCTCGAACGAGAACGTCCACGGCGAGCCGCCGCACCTGGACGGCCTCATCGCGTACAAGGACCGCTTGGTGGGCTGGGCGGGCTCTACGCTCTACTTCTCGCAGGCCGTGGCGGATATCGAGGCCACTGGTATCGCCAACTGGAACGCACTCGACGCCAGCGTCATCGGTCCTGACGATGGCGACACCATCAAGACCGTGGTGCGGCAGGTGGACCGGCTCATCGTGCTGAAGCGATGGAGCATATGGGGGGTTGAGGGCGACGACATTACGAGTTTCCGCAGTTTCCCGCTGTTCGGTGGAGCGGGCTGCTCTGGCCCCCGGGCGGCGGCAGCGGTTGGGGCGACGGTTTACTTCTGGGGCGACGCTGGGTTGCACCGCATCGTTGGTAATAGCGTGACCCCGTTCGGCTGGGTGGAGGTGGGGCACATCTTCAACGTATTCGTTCCGACGCTAAGCCCTAGCGTCGTGTTGAAGAACTACTTGGGGCAATACCTACTCATCTCGTTCAGCAGCAATGCGGCATACAACGACGACATGCTCGCCTACGATCTGCGCTATGGCGCATGGTTCCGCATCAAGGGCTGGTATCTGAACGACATCCTCGTGCAGAAAGCGGGCACGTTCGGGGACTCCAAGGCGCTGGTGACCATTGACCGCAAGGACCGTGACGCCGGCGCAGGATTCGACTACCCCGTGTGGCTGACGTTCTATGGTTTTCGCGACGAGAAAACGTCGGCTGGGGCTGGCGGAACCGCGCCGCTGTGCGTGGTGGAAACGCCGATGATCGACGATGGCGCCCCAGACACAGACAAGGACTGGGAGGCCGTCCAAGTGTTCCTGTCCGGCACGACGGTGGCCGCAGGAATCACTCTGACAATGGACCCACAGACCTCGGTTTCGCTGTCTACTACAGCGTCATCTTCTGGCGCGTTGTGGGGATCGGTGACGTGGGGAAGTTTCCTTTGGGCAGAGGCGTTGGACTCTGGAGAGTTGCTGGCGCTGCCTGCGGGCTCGTCCGGGCGCCGGTACTCGTTGCGGATGACGGCTTCTCCGCAGAACGACCTGACTTTCAAGGGATACACCATGGATGGTATCGTTCAGCCGAAGGATGGTTACTCGCGGAGGTGAGTCATGGGATTTGTCACATTGCCGAACGCGCTCACCAATGGCACGATTGCCTTTGGCTCTGAAACACGGGCGAACGAGGACGCTGTCGTTGCCCAGGTCAACGGCAACATCGAGGACGTGAACATCTCGGCCGCCGCAGCCATCAGCGCGAGGAAACTCTCCACCGTTGCTGGCCTCAAAGTTGACGAAGCACGCATCGAGGCCGACGCGGTGACCGCCACCATCCTGCGCGACGACGCCACGGTAGACGCCAACCGGGCCGTCACGACGAACCACCTTCGGGATTCGGCGGTGACAACGGCGAAAATCGGGGCAGCGCAGGTCATCCTGTCCAAGATCAAGACCACTACCTCGACATGGACTCCGGGCGGAACCATCTTGGCTGGGCAGTCCATCAACTCCAATACGGGCGTTACCACGGCGCAAGGGGTACCACTGGCAATCGAGATGCGATTCGCGGGAGCACCCGCGGGCGTGCAGGGCCTCACGGCAATCCCGTGGTTCTTCCTCAACACGTCCACCAGCACCTATTTCATCGCCCTTGGCAACCCATCGCTCTCTGGCCCCGTCAGCGTAGCCGGACTCACGTTCGTCGCCACATTCATCGCCGTAGCGTAGCAGGAGGCTGAGTGTCACGAGTCCCGTCGGTTGTTTCGTCCACAGACACGCTCCGGGCCACGTCCGCATCGCAGGGCGGCGACGGTACGCTGGCGCCGGGCGGGCTCACCTTTGGGCGCATGGTGGACGGCGGGCGGGCTGGCAAGATGCTCGCCGTGTACCGCAAGGCGGCAGGCACCGCCGCGTCTCTGGTCTACAATCTCCAGCATGACTTGGGCGTGGTGCCCGCGTGGTGCATCCTGTTGGGCGTGGACAACGCCAGCACTCCGGGCACCGTGCTGGCTGGGAACTGGCACGAGTGGGACAAGTGGACGGCCTCTGAGGTCCGCATGTCCATCGCCACCAGCGCGGGGAACCGCGCGGGCGCTACGATGTGGTTCTTGATCGGAGGGGAACGCTGATGCCTAGCCCTGGCGCCGCCGCTAGTCCGTGGGGCATAGCCGCTAATGCCGCGCTGACATTGGCACCACTGGCCCTGGGGTTGTTCAAGAAGAAGCGTAAGGGTCCGAACCGGAACGCCATCCTCGCGCGCTATCGGGACTCCAAGCCCGTCGGCTACACGACCGCCGAGGACCGCGCGGCGGCCGAGAGCACGCGCACGCGCGGTACGGCTGCGGCACAGCAGCAGGCGCAGCTCGCCCGGATGATGAACGCGCGGCAGGTGACGGCTCGCGGGCTCGCGGGGCCAGCAGCGGCGGCGTTGGAGCAGGGCGCGACGGACGTTGCAGCGCAAGGCTCAGAGGAAGCCTCGCGCAACTCGGCGGACCAGCTCTACAAGGCGTTCCAAGGCAACCTCGGCTACGCGCGCCAGCAGAACGACACCGCCTTCGGGGCCGAGCTGGGGTTGGCGGCTCAGGAGGGTTCCCAGAAGTCGGCTCAGGACGCTACCTTCTGGAACTCGATGCTGGAAGCGGTCCCGGCCATCGCCAGCGGGTTTGGTGGCTATGGCCGTAGCTCTGCGCCAACGGCAGGGGGCGCTCCGACCATGACGAGCGGCGGGATCGTCGGCTCGCTTCGGCCGCCCACTCTGCCGATGCAGCGATAGGAGGGGGCCGTGGCGGGTGTCGTGAGGGAACAGGCGGCCAGCCTCGCAGGGGCGTTCGGCCGTGGCTTCAACGCGGCGCTTGGTCGCTACGACGAGCCCGGCCCTGCGCCGAAAATCTCGCCATTCGAGGCGGGCACCGTCACGCCCGGCGCTGTGGCCCTCAAGAGCCTTGCCGCCCTCATCAGCGGCCGACGCGGGGCCGCCAACGCTCGGGCCGACCGTGAAACCAATGCCGGGAACGCCGCCTACCGCGCGCTCCAGATGAAGGCGTTGGACGCGAAGGTGAACCCGCCAGTCGTGCCGACCCGCCGCCTCGCCGTGCCCGGCACCGGGCAGGAGGTGGACGCGACCGAGGCGGATATCATGAATCACCCCGGCGCGTTCCGCACCCCGGCGAGCGAGGCGCCCAACAAGCGCATGAGCGTGCCCACGTCCTATGACGACCTGATCCCCTCGCTGCGAAGCTACGACCCCGAGACCCACACGGCCGAATCGTCCGAGGTGAGCGCGGCGGCGACGCGGCGTGCACAGCGAGAGATGGGGAACAGATTCGACAAGACGTTCGGGCAGCGGGGCGACTTCCACGCGGACTCCGAGGCGCACCGGACCAACGCCGAGGAGCGCACAACGGCCTCGGATATGTTCGTTCGAGCGAAGGATCACATTGCCGCGCTCACGAAGAACGAGGACGAGGTTGCAGCCGACGCCGAGTCGCGGGGCTTGAACACGGCCTCGGAGTGGGCGCGTGCGCTTCAAGACCCGAACGCTCCGCCGGGCAACAAGGCCAAGGCTGCCCGCTACCTCGGCATCCGCCCGCAGATGTTCCAGCAGGACATCAACAAGCCCGGCATGGTGCCGCTGACCGACGCTGCCGGGAACATCCTCTACGACACGAAAGACCTCGCTGGCGCCGTGACGCGATACGCGAAGAAGTTCGCGGCGCAGAAGCGCGCGCAGATTACGGCGACTCATTCCGGCGAGCGGCTGTTCTACGACCAGATGCAGCAGAACGCGGCGGGCATGTACCGTGGCCCCGGACAGACTGCCCCGGCGGCAGGCGACAGCGTTGGTGACGCGATCAGGGAGTTGTCTCGCATGTACACCGTGGCGCCTGCGGACTCCATCGGCATCGACATCCCGGCGCCATAGCTGATGCCGCGCTCGCTCTACGACCTGCTGCCCGAGGAAGTGAGACGGGCGTACCCGGCCGAGTCCTTGGATGCTCCGGCGGCGAAGGTGCTGCTGCGGCCCGGCGTGGTGCCGGACGACTACGACCCCGAGCGGTCGGCAGTAGCCGGGGCGGCGTTGGCGAAACTCGTTCCGCAGATGACCGGGATGCGCGCGATGACGAATCGCGTGCGCGCAGGGCAGGGCGGGCAACTGGGACCATCGGGCGTCGGGCGAAACACCGAGCCGACGGGAGACTTCGGCCCCGAGCCCACCGAGCCGACGGCGGAAAGCGGTACGCAGCAACTCTACCGCATGATGGCGGGCGGACTGCCGGCCGCCGTTCCCGGGGGACGCATTCCGGGACCAGTCTACCAAGGCGCGTTGCGGCTGGTAGCCGGGGCAGTCCAGGCCGCCCCGAAAATCCCCGGCACACCGAGCACACGCGACTTGGTGCCGCCGCCTGAGAACTTCGGCGAGCACGCGCTCGACGTGGCCGGCGGGCTCGCTGGCTTCACGGCGACCGCTGGTACGCTCACGGCGCTGGGCCTAGGACCGAGCCTCGCCGCCGGCGGGGCCGCTGCGCTCCAAGAGGGCACGCTCAAACAGCGCGCGGTGCGTGGACTGACGACTCTCGCTGGCGCTGGCTTTGCGGGCAAGACCGGGGCGCTGCTCGCTGGGCCGACCCCCGGGATCGCTCGCACCGTCGCCTCGCATCTCCCCGGCGCCGCGGCTTTCGGTGCAGCGGTCCCGTGGGCGGAGCAGCAGATCGCCCAACTGACTGGCGAGAAGCCCGCACCGTTCACCGGATGGGACGCCGCCAAGGGTTCGCTGGAGATGATGGTGGTCAACACACTTCTCGGTGCGCGCGGCATCGTGGGTGCGCGCGGGGCTCAGCGCGTGGCTGTAAGGGGCGCGCTGGGGCAGCGCCGGGCCGCCGGTGTCGCTCAGGACGCCGCCCTTGCCGCGCGACGCGCTGGCGGGGCTCCTGAGCAGCCTACGGCGGTCGCTCCGGAGGTACAGGCGCGAGCGGAGGTCATCGCCAAGGCGGTTGCGCCACCTCGCGGCCTGACGCCGCAGAACGTGGCGGCCTCCAAGCGGCTTGGCGCGCACCTGAACAGCGTGCTTGCCGGAAAACTCGTGGGCATCAGACTCCCGGGCACCGACCGCGTGGTGGCGGCGAAGATCGAGCAGGTCATCGCTTACTCGGCCGAGCACGGGGAGACTGTCCACCTGGTTGTCACCGACCCGGCTGGTTCTCCTGTGCCGGTTAGTTTCGGATCGGTGGACGAGATGATTCAAGCTATCCGTCCGCTCCCGGGGTCCAAGGCATCGCCAGAGCGGGCGGTTTCACGGGAAGTGGTTGGCGCGGTGCGGTCTGTGCCGGACGAGGCGAGGCTGGCGGAGGTCGAGGGGAAGCTGGCGCGGTTACAGACCAACGCGCCGCCCAAGGGGAACAGGGACCACCGGCGCTGGGCTCAGCGGGTTGAGAATCTGACCGCCGAACGCGACGCACTCAAGGCGAAGGGCGTAAAGACTTCCGCCCCGAGTCCGGCGCCAGCGGCCCGGCCCCAACCGACTTCTGCGGAACTTCCGGGCGTGGCGGACGCAAGTTCCGCATTGACGCCGGAAGTCGTTTCGCCACAGCCACCTGAAAATAAGCGTGACGAAAGTGTGACGCCGAAGCCTGCGGCGGTCGAGGATCGCGGCGCCATCGGTAAGGAGGGCGTCGAGCATCCTCCGAGCGAGCATTTCGCTGTGGCGCAGATGCTCGCGCACACCGGAGCCGCCAAGGTGCTCGCCAAGGCGGCGCGCGAGGGCGGTACGCTGGCCGAGACTCGCACCGCAATCCGCACGCTTTGGAGTGAGGGTGGAGACGGCCAGCACACGTTCAAGCGCGACAAGAAGGGCGAGCCGGTCATGGTCTACACCGAGCGGACCACGGGCAAGAAGGTCCGCGTCGGCCTCGACCGCATGGCTGCGGTGGCGCACGAGGGGCTGGGCATCAAGGATCCGAAACCCGCAGCCGCCAGCAGGGCCGAGGAAGCGCCTCCGCCTGCTGCCCCCGAGTCGCCGAGCCCGCCACCCGAACCCGCGTCGGCCCCGGAATCTCCGAAGCGCGCCGACGAGGAGCCGCCCGAGGACAGCCGATTCGCTCGCAACGATGGCGTGCGCGTACCCAACGAGTTCCCCATCCGCAAGAACGACAAGCGCAGCCGCGTGGGCGGCATTGTGACCGGGCACACCACCATGCGGAATCCGTACACCGGCGAGCAGGAGCCAGCCGTCGTCGTCTCAGTGCGCCACGGCTCCGGCAAGATCGGGAAGTCCGGCGCCAAGGGCATCAAGGGAGGCTTTGCCGGTTTCAGTTGGACCGAGCACACGTTTCCAGAGCGGCTGGTCCGCAAGGTTCCAACGCTCGCGTCGAGGGAAGCCGCCCAGAAAGCCAAGGACGCCCGCGGCGTGCGAATCAAAGAGTCGCTGGAGAAGCGCATCGGCGGGGACGTTGAGAAGGCAAGAGAAGTGGTCGCCGAATACCAAGAAAAGGCCGACGAGATCATCGGCAGCATTGAAGGGGACATGAACCACCCTGACTACGCCAGCGTTCGCGCTAAGTGGAAGCGGGCAATGGAGGTGGTCTATCGAGCCAAGGACATCCTGAAGAAGCTGGAGGTCAAGGGCGACGAGGAGTCTTCCGACTTCCTTCGCCCTGCCAGCGCGCGTCGCGCCCGAGCTGTGGCCGCGCCGCCTACTGCGCCGCCCGTCCGTTCTCGCGGGCTCGTCATCACCCCGCCGGCGGGCCGAGCCCTGACCGAAGCCGAGGTGGCGAATCTTCCGGCGGCACCGGTGCCCGGCACACCGGCCCAGCGGTTGCGCGGTATGGCGGCACTCAAGAAACTGGTCGGCGATGCTGGCGCGAAGGGTGCCGATAAGATTCGTGAGGCGGGCGAGAGCATCATCGCGGCCGTCAACGCTAACTTCCTCGCTCCCAAGCGCGGGCTCGATGAGTTCTATGCGGCGAAGGGGGATCGTGAGCGCCGGGCGTGGCGAGTGCAGCGGAACCAGCGCCACTTCCAGCGCATGTGGGACCACTTCACCCCCGAGCAGGTGCTGGACTTCTACGACCGCTTCGAGTCTGGTCGGGCGCAAGCGACCCCAGACATGCAGGGAGTTGCGGATCAGATGGGCGCGCGATACGAGGCTGGGTACAAGGCCATCCTGCGCCACAAGGAGGGGCTGAACTACATTCGCAACTACTTTGCCCACATATGGGAGCAGACGCCGGAGAAGTCGGCGTCAGTCCTACCGAAGCGCCCGCTTGGCGGAACCAAGGACTTCCTGAAAAAGCGATACCTGCCGACCATCCGAGAGGGCTTGGCGAAGGGGCTCAAACTGCGCTTCGACAACCCCGAGGTCGCGCTCCAGCACTGGGAAGATGGCGTCGCCAAGTTCCTACTCCTGAACGAGTTGATTACTGAGCCGCGCGAGACGGACAGGTCCGGCGCGGTGGTCAAGGAGGGCGGCAGGCTGGTGCAGGCTGGCCTGGTCAAGCGCGTCGGTCTTGGGGCGCGGCCGGGCGATGGAAAGCTCCCGGAGGGATGGAAGAAGTTCAACCAGTCGTGGGCCGACATTTACCTGCCGCCACGAGTCGAGGTGTCCGAGTACAGCGACCCGGCGATCACGGGCGCATTGAAGGGGACGCTTGCGGCTATTGGTGGAACGCACAAGCGGAAGATGAACGTGGGTGGCGGCGCGCTCGGCCGGTCAATCTCCAGTCCGGGCCGGGCCGGCGAGGTTCTGACGAAGCACTTCACGCCGGAACAGGTGCTCGCACACGAGCTGGGGCACGCACTCGATTCCAAGTTCGGGCTTCAGGACGTGTTCCTGCGCGTCAGGGCCGGGAAGGGCGCTGGTGTGCGTGCGACCATCCGCAAGGAGTTGAAGGCGCTTGCCATGCTTCGCGTCGAGAGCGCGACGAAGGCCGGGAGTCCCGTTCCCAAGTCCTTTGCCAGCTACATCCGCTCCGCGCCCGAGAAGATGGCTGTGATGACCGAGGCGTTCGTCCACGCGAAGGAGCGGTTCCAAGAGGTCGCGCCAAACACATACGACGCCTACAGGAGGTTCCTCGCATCGCATCCCGAAACGAGTGCGCTGCTGAAGATGAAGCCGTCGTTGGAGTACGAGGAGACGCCTGTAGACGTGCCTGTGCATGGCATCGTGAAGGGTGGGGAATACTGGGGCGAGCCCGGCATCGTCCGCATCCTCGACAACTACATGAGCCCGGACGCTATCCGCTCGAACGTCATCGGAAGAACGGCGCTTGCCACGCGCAACCGGATGAACGCGTTGCAGCTCGGGCTCTCGGCGTTCCACGCGACCAACGTGGCGTTCATCTCGTCGTTCCACGACCTTTCGGTGGGCCTGAACCGGATATCTCGCGGCGACCTGCGCGGGCTCAAGAACGTGGGGCGGTCGGTGGTTCCGCTCGCTTCGGCGGCGCACGCATTCAAGCGCGGACAGGCCATGTTCTCGGACGCCTCGGGGTCGTCTAGGCTGGAGCGCGACTACTTCGGCGGCGGCGGCAGCCTGTTGCGCCCCGAACACGAGCAGTCCTCTTTTGACAAGACGATTCGCTACACCGTGAAGAAGCAGTACCTGCGGGCTGGCGGACACCTGCCGTTCGCTGCGATTGAGGCGCCAACGCGGGCGATCATGAGCGCGGTCGAGCGCATGAAGGTGGGCGCGTTCGAGGAGTTGTTTGCAGCCGAGATGGAGCGCAACGCCGACAAGCTGGGGCGCGGCGAGATGACGCGCGCCGAGATCGCTCGGAAAACGAACGACGAAATCGACAACCGGCTCGGCATCATGAACTACGACAACCTGGGCTGGAACAACCTGCTCAAGACCTCTGTGATGTTGCTCGTCCGCGCGCCCGGCTGGACCATTGGGACAGCTCGTGCGCTGGGCGGAGCGGCCCTTATCGACCTGCCCGTACAGGCGGCTCGCGCCGCGAAGCTGGGCTTGGACGCGGCGACTGGCAAGCCGCTGGGTCCGAGGCCGGAGTTCACGCCACGGATGCAGTACGCGCTGGCGTTCACCATGCTGCACCTCGGCATCGGCGCGGCCTATCAGGTGCTCCATACCGGCAAACGTCCAGAGACGCTTGAGGACTACATCAACCCGCGCAACGGGCTGCTGAACCCCGACGGCAGCGAGCAAAGAGTCGTGATGCCGACGGACCTACGCACCGTCATCGCGTGGGTCAAGGCTGGCAGCGCCTTGGTGCATGGGGAAAGGAACGCTGGGTTGCAGGCATGGAGGGCCGTGGCGACCGGGCCGCTTCCCGACGCCATTGGCGAGTTCATGAACAACCAGTCGTACCGGGGTCCGCTTCATCGGCCGATCAAAAGCATGGACGACTGGGCGCCTGCCGCTGGCGAAACGCTCAAGTGGATGTTCGGAAAGATGACGCCCATCTCGTTGCAGCCTCCCGCCGCTGGTGCCGCGCCGAAGCCGCTAGGGCGTGTCGAGCAGTTCTTCGGCATCACGCCCAAACGGCCGGACGGGTCACAGCGCAAGCGGCGCCGGTCGCGCTCGCGGATAGTCGGGGCGCTGCCTGACAATCGCCCGCGGGCATCGGCATGATGGACCGCTCCGAGAAGTTGTCCGCGCACTTCGCGCTGGGAGAAATGGTGCCGCTGTCGGCGATGAGCGTTCCCGACGACGTGTTGCACAACCTAGTGTTCTTGTGTTCGCTACTGGAGGTCGTGCGCGAGGAACTGGGGGTGTCGCTCGTGGTCCACGATGCGTGGCGGCCCCCGGAGCACAACGCGGCGGTCGGTGGCGCGAAGGCCAGCGACCACTTGACCGGGAGCGCGGCGGACTTCCACGCGGCGGCTGGCGGCGGGCGGACGTGGGAGGAAAACACGCTGGCCGCGTTCGCGTTCATTCGCACGGCCCTGAGTGGCAGGTTCGGGCAGGTCATTATCGAGGACCACCGTGCCCACTACGGCAAGCCTGGAAAACTGTGGGTGCATCTGGCGATTCTCTCTCACAAGCACCAAGGCCGGGATGACGCTTCAGCCGTACTCACGTCGGATCGTCCGGGGCAGTACGCAGCGCATCAGGGGGGCGTCGCTTGACGACATGGTTTCTCGACCCGAAAAGCATCGCTCTCATGGCTGGGGCCGCGCTGGCGGTAGCAGCGAGCGTGTGGCAGGGAAGGCAGACGGCAGAAATAGTGGCCGACTTGGTGAAGTGGCGTCTGGAGGTGGCTACGCCGGAGCTATCCAGGCTGCGGGCGAACGTGAGCCACAACACGGGGGAGATTGGACGCCTCCGGGACTTGCGGGAGGGTGTGTGACGCCGCAATATGACCCCGTGGCCCGAATCAGGGCCATCAATCGCAGGGCGACGATGCTGTACGTCCTGATCCTGCTCGCCACGGCCGCGACCATCGCGGGCTTCGCGTGGGCCGGGCGTTGAGCCAAGGAGACCACACAATGGACCCGCTGACTGTTCTGCTGACCGTCGTACCCATCGCCTGGGGCTTGGTCGTGAAGTTTCACCCGGCGTGGAAGAACGTTCCGAACGCCATCATCCCCTACGTCGCATTCCTCGTGACGCTGCTCACCCGCATGGCGGTCCCCGAGGTGGCGCACGCGGGCACCCTCGCCGCCCTGCCGTTCGTCGGGGCGGTCGGTGGCCTGCTCGGCCACGCTCTGGGCGCCGGCTGGCAGGCCATCCTGAACAGCCTGATCTACGAGACGTTCCTGCGCCACCCCGCAAAAGCGGTACTGTTGAAACAGTAAGAAGTGGCCCTTGTAGTAAGCGCGAGGCGGGTCTAGATTGCTTCGTGCAGGGGGTGGACACACGAGACTGGGAGCGGTGGTGGATTCGCCCGAGCAGATCACCCCCTGCGAGTGCGATGAAGCCGCCGTTCCCAGTCTCGCTTTCGTAGAGGTACCGAGTCATGCCGGAAGCCCGCAAGATTGATCCAGTGGTCGGCCGCAACTCGGCCGGCCAGATTGTGATGGACGTGACGCATTCCGAGAGCCCCGCAATCAGTCTGCGGGTGGTGTTCTGGAACCCCGAGGACGTGTTGCGGCTCGCGGATGTACTCGCGGAGCACGGCAACGACGACGAGTCGAACGACCGCGCGTACCCGGAACTGCGCGGCTCCGAGGACCGCGATGACGCCGTGGCGTCGCTTGTGCGCGACACGCCGAGCGGCGGAAACCTGCTGCACACTCGCGGGGGGGCGCCGCGATGACCACGGCTCTGACGACGCAACCCGCGTTCCCGGGCGGGCAAGAGTTGACGGACATGCGGAACGCCGCCGCTCTCATCGCGCAAAGCGCTCTCGTGCCCGAGGCGTTCCGCGGCAAGCCCGCAGATATCATGGTCGCCATCCTGACCGCTCGCGGCCTCGGCCTCGACCCGATGGTGGCTCTCCAGAAGGGCTATGTGGTCAAAGGCAGGTTCGATGTTGAGGTGAGCGTCAAACTCGGACTCATCCAGTCGCGCTTGCCGGACTTCGACTACGAGGTGATCGTGTTGGACGATGACCGCTGTGTGGTCGAGGGTGGCCGGGCGGGGAAGAACAAGGCGCGCTCCGAGTTCACATACCTACAGGCCGTGGCAGCCGGGCTGACCACTGGCAAGTATGGACCGACGCCGACATGGCAGTTCTACCGGCGCGATATGCTGCTCAATCGCGCGCTCGGCCGCGTGCTCAAACTGACGTGCGCGGCGGCGCTCTACAACATGCCGGTTATGCTGGACGAGCCGGACTTCGCGGACGACAACAACGCCACGACTGTAGCGCCCGTCCGCCCCGCGAGCGGCGCCGAGGTGGTGGAGGACGGCCCGGCGACTCCGGCGCCGACTCCGCCACCGGCGCAGGTCGTCGAGGCGTCCCAGCCGGTTCCTGTGGACTGGAAGGGCCGCCTGCTTCGCGCAGTCGCAGCCTGCTACAAGCGCACGCCGCCCGGAACCCACAAGAACTCGTACCAGGCGTGGGCCAAGGCGAACATGGAGCAGATCATGTTCCTTGCGAACGCCTTCTACCAGTCGGTCGGGGAGCCGGAGGTCAAGGGGTGGATTTCGGTCCCGCCGATGGACTGCGAGCGCATCGCGCTGTGGGTCGAGGCGCGCAACGAGAAGCGGGAGGGAACGGAGGGCTTGCCCTCTGGCGGCACGGACGCCGCCCCCTCCCAAGCCGTAGAGGACGCGGGCAACACGGATGACGCCCTGGCAGGTGCGCCCGTGGGGGCGAGCATGGCCGCCCCGCCCGCGTCAGAAGCAGAACCGCTCGTCGAGGATGACGGCGATGACAGGTGGCCCGAGAGCGAGCCGGAGGCCGAACCGGGCTACGTTGCGCTCTCCAAGCGAGGCCCGGATGTTCTCGTGACGGTGCTGCTCAGGTGCCGCGCCGCGACCAAGAACCTGGTGGCGTATGTGCTCAAGGCGGAGCGGTCTGGGAGGTATCAGATCACGCACTCAGAAATCCTCAAATCTATTGGGAGCGTAACCGCAACTGGCACAGCGCAGAGCATGTGGCTGGTGGACGCGGCGAAGAATGACGGGCTCTGGCTGATGCTGTGCAGGGCGGTTGCGGACGAGGCGACGCGGCTCAAGGTGGATTACCTGAACTAGATAATATCGGACGGGTGTACGCTGGTGGAGGCTGTACGCGCTTCGTATAACCGCTGGCGGCCCGCCCGATACCTACACTGGAGGGATGCAATGAGCGGTGGAATGGTGAAGGTGGACCCGGTATCTGAGGCTGTTTCAGCTATCCTGCTGGGTGAGACGGGTAAGGTGGCCGAGGGTATTCTGGTGAGCGTGAGCACGGGTTGGCGCATTGCCACCGTGGAGGACCGCTCGCAGGCGAGCGATACGCTCTCGCTGCTGCGCCGCAGCGCCAAGCGCGATGCCGAGGCGCTGACCGAGGCGTTCCGGCCCGTGAAGGCGCGCATGGAGTCACTGGGGGGTCCTGTGAAGGCGCGTATCGCTCGCTGCGAAGCGGGCGCGGCTACGGTCGAACGCGAGATGCGGCGTTGGGACTCCGACGTTGAGGCAAAGCGGCGCGAAGCCGCTCGCATCGCTCAGGCCGAAGCGGACGCCGCGGCCAAGGAGGCCGCCGAGCAAGCAGCCTTGCTCGCTGACGACGATGAACCGCTCGCCCCGGCACAGGTGGTCATCCCGCAGGCCGAGAACATGGTGCGCGGGGCGGTCGGAAAGGACCACAAGACCCGGCGCACTCGGGCCGCCGAGATCGTGGACATCTCGGCCATCCCGGCCGAGTGGCGGCACCTGGTTGTGCTCGACAAGGCGGCAGCGAAGGCAGAATACGACCTGCTCGTGAAGCGCGGCACGCTCGAAATCCCGCCCGACTTAGACCCCGATAATCCTCTGGCGGGACAAGGCCGAGTGGTTGGCGGTATCCGGTTCGTTTCCGACGTGTCGTACACCAGTGGGAGGGCGTGATGGAAACCATCTGGTGGTCGGCATCGCAGAAGAAGTATGTCGCACTCTCCACGCTCCACGATGCTCATGTCCTGCGGGCGCTCCTGAAACTGGATCGCGGCGAGTATGTGCCAGGGGGCGAGCCAGCGGTCGGCCCGCTCTCTGCCGACGAGGAAGCCGAGTTGCGCGAGGCGTTCGACGCTGAGTTCAAGCGTCGGCTCATTGGGCCGTATGCGCCGCCGCCGGAAGGAACGGCTGGGGAGTGATTTTACGGTGCGCGGGATTCGCCGACGGTGTAGCGACGCATCCGCCGTTGGCGCAGGGGCACGGCGCCCCGTCCGAAAAGCTGGCGAGGGGCACCGATCCTCCTGCTCCGATGACCCGGCTCGCGCACCGAATGGATAGCGGGTGGCGGCGAGGCAGTGCCGCGCGGCGTCATGTCCGGCGTGGACAAGTGGCGGCCACCCGCTTGCTCACACTGAACGATGGAGTGGTTATGCTCAGGATGCCCAAACGCTTCCGTCCCACAGACTGGGACGAGATGGATTACGAGGACCAGGCGTTGCTGGCAGACAAGCTCGAAGCCCAGCTCGAGGACACTGCGGAATACAACCGCGAGCTCGGGGAGAATGACCAGTAGAACAACCGCCGCGAGAGCGGCAGAAGGAGGTAGCACGATGCAGCAGTATCAGGGAGATATCCGGTGCATGGACGTGTCAGCAATCCCCGCCGATGCGGTACCCGTGAAGCCGCGCGGTGGTCGCTACATCGTCGCGGAGGGCGAAGCGACCGGCCACCATCACGCCATCGCTGAGCAGTACGGCGAGCTATTCGAGACGCCGGACGGAACGCTGTGGTTCCGCGCGGGAGAGGCCGAAGCGCCGATGGTCCACGAGGAACACGCCCCCGTGCGGTTCGCGCCGCGCAGCATTACGCGGATCGACCAACAGTGCCAGGAGTTCGCTGGCGACGTTCAGCGCGTCGTGGACTGACGCGGCACCCGTGGGCGGGGGCATCGCGCTCCCGCCCACACCTTCTCAACCCCGCAGTGGAGGTGAAATCGTGGCTACGCCGAAGAAGTACGAACTGACGCCGGAGCACGCCGCACAGATGGCCCCGTGGGCCGAGAGGTGGAAGCGCATCGTCATGTCCACGGACGCGATGACGGAGGCTGACCGGGCGGTGTGCCGCGGGGCGGTCGTGGGCCTGTACGCCGCCGCGAAACTGCCGCCTCCCAAGCATATCGTGTTCGTGCCCTCCCCGTTCGTGCTGTCGTTCGCGGGCGGGTTCGCCTCCGCCGTCTGGTGGCTGTTCCGCAAGAACAAGCCCACCAGCGATGCCACCAGCGATGCCACCCGCGCTGCCACCCTCGCTGCCACCAGCGATGCCACCCGCGATGCCACCTACGCTGCCACCCGCGCTGCCACCAGCGATGCCACCCGCGCTGCCACCTACGCTGCCACCCTCGATGCCACCCTCGATGCCACCTACGCTGCCACCCGCGCTGCCACCCTCGATGCCACCAGCGCTGCCAC